CTGCTCAAAGTGTAAGCCATAATTGTCATCTCCTTGTTTAGTTTATGGCTACCTTGGTTTCCCTTTAGCAGACCTCAGTCTGTTACTTGGTTATCCTTGGTATTCCATCTTAAATTCAGTTTGGTTTCATTCTAGATAATCTTAAAGTCTTTTAGATAACCCTCGGGCTACCCTAGTTAACTTCAGATTATCTTATAACTTTATTTTGGTTCTCTTTAATCTCTCATCGAATTCTTTCATATAATCTTCGTCTATGCCATATCGTGGATCTTTCATAGCCTTAAACCATTCTTCTTTGCTCTCAAATGGCTTAGCGTAAGATTTTCCACTTGAAGTCCCTGTGAGTGTCCTTGAATTCTTGGTGTTAGAATTATATAGGCTGTTTAACCCTCTCATTGCCCACTTCATAGCTTTTAAGTCCCCAGAACCCATAATACTATTCCATTCTTCTTTCTCTTCTGGAGAGAGATTTTTAGAAGCCCATTGAGCTATTTCTCGATACCTCTCCTCTCCCCCAACTTCTTTAAACAAACCTTGAGCTTGTTCTTCTATTGCTGATTTATAGCCCTTAAAAGCCAGTGATATAAGTGTTCTTGAGTAACCTTTTTCTTCCAACTTCTTAAAATCAGACTCATCTAGTGCTTCCTTTTGAGCCAACTTTGAGAGTTCTTGAACAAGCTCATCGGTTAGCCCCGGTACCTCAACTTCATCTCCAGCTAACTCAAACTTAAGACTGGGTTTCTTTTGGGGTTCTTTAGGTTCCTCTTGGGTTTCCTCGGTGGTACTCTCTGCGGTACTCTCTGGTTCCTGAGTGTCCTCTGTGTTAACTTCTGGTTCTTGGGTTTCCTCGAGGTTTCCTTCTGGTTCTAATATATCTGAATTATCCATGCGATTACCTCCTTATTTCTTTTGAATTTTCTCCCAGCTTTCAATTAACTGGGAGTTCCACTTTTCAATGTTTTTCTTTTCCTCTGGTGTCTTTAAGAGCTTCTTGATTTCCCGAGATACTTCTTCTGCTTTCTCTTTAGTGTTTACTCTGGTTATTTGTTGGTCTTTCCAAAAGTATATCCCAGTTTCAGTAACTTTAACTTGAATTTTATAATCTTTGAGCAACTCATTGATTTTATTTGGGATATTTATAAAGGGTTCTTTAGCTCATTTTCTATTATCTTGGACTGCTCTTCTATAACCTCCACAGCTTTGGTTATAGCTTCTGAATCTGCATGCCTTTTTATAAGGTGTGTCCCAACTTGATACATTTTATTTCCTAAATTGTTAGCTATCGGATTAGCCATTTTCGGGTTCTTTTTATCTAATAAATCTAACAGCCATCCAATTAGCCACTCTGGTTTTAACATCTGTATAACTGTAGTAATTACTAATGTAATAACCACCGCTAAAGTTTCACTCATATTTTTACCTCCCTTTAAGTTATCTTTGGGTACCCTGTGTTTCTTGAGCTGCTTGAGTTTGTTGTAGCATTGCTTGTTGCCTCATTAACTCTTCTTGTTCAGCCATTAGTTGTTCATCTGACTTTGTTAATCCCTTGGGGTCTATGTTTAAACTCTGGAGTATCCTAGATAGGTATTCACTCCAGTTGACGTATTGCCATGCTTCCTGAATAGGTGCTATAGCTTGGAGTAAAGTAAAGAGTTTATTTAAAGCAGCGGTCTTACTTAAAGCCTCAAACCCAGTTGTGATAACCAGTTTTATATCATCGGGGAATGGTGGGATCTTCCCATCCTTCTTCAGCTTTTCATAGACCGTTTTAACTAAAGGTTTCTGTAGTTCCTCTGAGAGTAACGAATAGACACCACCAAGTAAACTTTCTAATTCCTCTGTGAGTCTCCTGATTTCCTCAGCGGTAACCCTTTCGGCTTGCCTTGGCTGGAATATAAGAAACACTTGGTTAAGCCTGTTCTCTAGTGTGTCTATACGATTTAGAGCTACACTGAAGTCAGCTTGTTTTTGTACCTGAAGAGCCCCAACGTCATTTGGGTTACCCTCAATGATATCCCCGTTGGCTGCTTTAGCTAACTTCTTGGCATTTGTGGTACCCGTTGGGTTCACTAAGAATATAGCTTTCGCTGAGATTAAAGAATCCTCTGTGAGTGCCTTAGAGAGAGCTTCAAGTGTTCTTAAGTCCCCCAAGTGTTGCTCGACTAGTCCCCGACCATACTGGGTATCCGTATATCTCAGAATGTACACCGGCAGTTCCTTGAGGGTCTCATCGGAGTCTGGGATTTCTAGGTCATCTATCTCTTGCCACTTGTGCCACTTATTGTTCTCTAACTTGAAGCCGGTGTAAATGTCTACCGATGGGTTCTCTTGGTCAGCCATTGGATTTTCTTGGTCAATCTTGGAGAGCCTATTCTCTTCCACGAAATCTCTGAGATCATCTGGAAGAGCATCAAGGTCTATGCTTTCTCTAAGTATAACTTCAACCAGCCTATTAGTCTTATCCCGAACGACTACAAAATCTCTAAGAGAGTACACAGCCATCTTATCTTCTTTGAGCCATACTGCGACGTTTCCTGTGATTAATAAGTGTTTTAAGGCTTCAAATAGAGGTTGACGTATAGGTAGATCTGCTAGTTCTTGGAGTATTACTCGTTCAGCTAAGGCTATTTGGTCCTCTAGTTGAGTTATAGTGTCTGGCTGGAGCTGAGCTTTAATGTATTCAGGAATAGTTAATCTAAAGAAACCACCGTCTGGAGGTAAGATAGTAGTAAGTAACTTTGAGGCTAAGTTATTCACGCCACGGGAACCCACAGATTGATATGGGGTTCCTAACTCTGTGTTAAAGTCAGTTCCTTCTGGTGGAAATATGTACCGGATAGTTAACTCCGAGCATTCTTCGGCTATAGCTTTTAATCCAGATCTAGAGTTATCCAAGCGTTCAAAACGTTGCCTAAGCATTCAAAACACCCTCTTCGTTTGCTTCCTCTTCTTGTTGTTCTAACCATATTTTTAGGTCTCTTATTAGCTCTCTTTTCCCACCCTCAGCCCAAAATCGCCTTTCATCCGGGAAATCCTCTGGGCTTGGAAATTGATCTGGAAACATTTCGTCTAATTGCTTTATTAAATCAACTGATAATAAAGGTATCTTCAAATTTTAACCCCCTTGTGCTTGGCGGAGAGAGTGGGATTCGAACCCACGGTAGAGTTATCTCTACGCTTGCTTAGCAGACAAGTGCTTTAAGCCACTCAGCCATCTCTCCAGTATGGTGGACCGAGCGGGACTTGAACCCGCAACCCCCTGCGTGCAAAACAGGTGCTCTCCCAATTGAGCTATCGACCCATAGAAAAGGAGCTAGCGACAGGAGTCGAACCTGTGTAGGCTATATACGGTATAGCTGCATTACCCCACGCTAGCTCTTCTAAAGGAGGAAGTTCCCTAAGAATTCTTCCCCACAGACTGTAATTAATTATAGTGTGTCTATCTCACAGGTTCCCGAAGTACATGCGAATGTAACTTCATTGCTTTTACTAGTTAGACTCTCTAAGTTAGCAAAAAGTTCAACTTTAGGTTTCGAAAAAATTGACTCCCACTCTTGGAGCCTATTTAAGTACTCTTCTTGAGTTAGCTTTTGGTATGGAGCTTGAGGATAATTGTTGGTTTCTGGAAGAAACGTGATCCCAATAATGGTGTCTAAGTTGGTCTCTATCCATTCTTCAAGTTGGCCCCATTCGTTGTCCTTAACAGTAATGGTACACGATGGATTATGGTCTACCCAGTACTCAGAGAACATCTTATAGTACTCTAGTTGATCCCTGAGGTTCCTGTCTCTATGATTGGGAGTAGCCATCGGAAACTCCATGACTAAAGTCTCAGAGTTCCCAGCGTCCACCTCAAAGTGTACCGGGTATTTTCTCAGCTCTTCCACCAGTGGATCATGCTTGTGTATCCTTAGTCTCCTTAAGAAATACTTTGAGTAACTTGAGTGTAACCCAGAGGTTGTCGCTAAGATCTGACTAGTAGTGCCACTTGGCTTTACTGTGGTTACTGCGGTGAACTTAAGGTTCATTGCTCTCCCAACTTTCTCAGCGTACCTATGAGCTTCATCCCGTAGCTCTTTGAGCCAACTCTGGGCTTCCTCTGAGGCCTCCCCAAGAATCTCATGAGTCCTTAATCCAGTCAAAGAGACACCCAAAAGGGGTTCTTTGATTGCATTGAGCCTCCACTTGGGATTTAGCAAGGTCTCTGGGATATTCTTAGACTGAAGGGCACCCAAGAGAGTGGCTGACCTAACTTTTTCCTTTAGTCTATCTAGGGTATCCCCTGGCTTTACGTTAACTTCAGTTAAGTTACAAAACTGGAATGGCCTCAAGATGATTTCCAAACATGGGTTCCCACCAAGCTTATCTCCTTCGGGTTCTCTACCAACCTCAATTAACTTTTGCTGAGCCCGGGCCCTGTTAAAAATACCCGGCTCTCCAGTTTGATTTTCCTTTAGGTACTCAATGTAACCCTTGGTGTCCTCCAAGTCTGTGATGCTGATGTTACTGTAGCTTCTCCATGGTTTTACACTCCAGAAATCCTTTGGTTTCAACTTAAAGGCATCCTTTGAGTTTGCCAGAGCAATACACGCCGATCTCCTAACTCCACCCGATATTACCGCATAGGCTATCGAATTGGCCAAATCAAAGACCTCCTCTGGGGACCAAGGGTTTCCTTTACCAAACTCAAAGGTACGTATAGTCTGGCTAAAGAGAAAGCGGAGAGGTTCAGGTCCACTTGCGGTTCCTCCAAAGGTTTTCAACGGAGTACCCGCTGGGCGAATTTGGGAATAATCTATGGTTGGTATTAAGCCATCCTGAAGGGTCTCGAGTAAAGCTAGAAAGCCATAGCTCCAGCCTTCCTTTGAGTCCCCGATGGTGATCGTTATGTCAGCCTTTCGGAGTTTCTTTGGTTTATTGGGTAAACTAATTGTGTGAGGCTCGATAGAATATCCCACACCAACCCCTAGCATTAGCAACATTAGCATATCCGCAAAGTCCCTATAGCTATCAAAAGTAAGATAGCTACAGTTATACAGGGCCTCAGGATATTCCTCTAGGGCACCACCAGCGGTCGCTAGGGCTCTCATAGAACCCACTAGTTCTTTCTCTTTGAACAACTCTATGGCTCTCTTGAAGTCATCTTTAAGTTTCTCTGGGACTCTTGGGGCAAAATAGGTTTCATAGCGTCCCACAGCATCACCCCAAGATTCACCCTGAGTTCTCGCATAGGTTCTCTTGAAGATCAGATCCGAGTACATATTGGTTATTTGGGACTCTAAGGATCCTTGGGTTCCTTGAGTTCCTTTAGTTTCCTTTAATTCCACTTTGTTACCTCCTTTGGTTATCTTTGAGTAAACACAGGATATACACTTGGTTCCTCTTAGGTTACTTTGAGATCACTTTAAGTTACTCTAGGTTAATCTAGTATAACACTTAGATAGATCTTATATTAATCTTGTTTTTGATCTTAGTTTTATCTTTAGTATTACTTAAAGTAACCTATAGTATCTTATAGTATCTCTTAGAAAATATATATATATATAGATCTATATATATATTTTCTCTTTTCTTACTCTTATTTTCTTTTCTCTTTTAAAACTTCTAAAGTGAAACTCATTGGTTCCCTATAGCTACACCTTGGTATTCCCTGTGTAATTCCCAAAGATCTCTGGTTCTGAACTCAAGATAACTATAGAGCCCCTGAGTTCCTTTGTGTTAAACTCAGATTCATTCTTTGGATCTGGGAATTTCCCATAGTGAGCTGGGGTTAACAATGAGACCTGTCTTAACTCTGGGGACTGTAGTAGCTTATCTTTGTCCTCTTGGAGTAATACAAGTGAACTCAGGGTTGCCCCAATGAGTCTAGAACTCTCTAGGACATATATTAAGTCTCTTACAGTATACACTGGTTCATAATCTTGGTCTTGAGGAAAGGGACTTAGGGTAATCTTAGCTATGCCGGAGGAACCTACTGTGTATAGCACTTCGTTAATGGGAAAGAGAAGGGGTCCATCGGGACCCCCTATA